ACCGATGCTTCGAATCAAAGTCCAGCCAGGGTTTTCAACCCGAACTAGACCTAGACTGTTCAGCCGCCGATCAAACATGTCATCATCGTCCCAAGATTGTGTGGAATGTCCGAACTTATGAATAAACCTACGGAAAATGAACATAATGTCATTATCTGTCTGGTTGTCATAAAATGCGGAAAGCTTAAATCTATCAAGGAAATGGCCAAATGAGCTCAAGACTTCCTAATGGGAACCCTTGGATTGTTGGTCATATGCACTATGCCGTGAAGTTGAAGCAAAAGACTTTACAAGCTTGTGTGACTGGACGTCTTGCACCACAAATGATCTCAATATTTCAACATAGTCTTTGCCGCGGTAGACAAAATCAACATCAGCTGAACTATCACGCCACAATATTTCATAAATATTGGAGAGTTCAGCTTTTAATGCTGTTTCATCAGCCGGATCCACATCAGGAATGATAATGTGCCCCTTGATCATCAGAGGGTTAAGAGCAACTGGTTTCTCTGGGGTATTTTCTGGTTTGACAGGGTCGTCAGGCTGTTTTAGTTTGTCCTGAGTTGTGTCTTCCTTAACAGCAAAATCATCGCCGGGTAATCGCGGTAAAAATTTTAAGGAGTCTGCTTTAGTTGCTGTATGGTAGACAGTGGTGGGGCTAGCACGGTGCAACTTGGTCATATGGTGAATGTCAGACATGGATTGTTCGGTAACACACGAATAGTTACGAAGCTTGGCAACAATTTTTGCCCAAAGACCGTCATCTTGCAAGGATACTCTCTGGTCATAGGTTACATCATTTAGGCCAGGGGCAAACTCGTAAAATGCCTCAAGTATGATTTCCCAAGTCTGAGCAACACCCCCGCATTTTGCCATGTAAAAGGAAACTGGGTAGAGTGCGGATGAATCATACGACGATGAAGGTGCGCCAAAGTCGACATCATAAGCTACGGAAGGCGGAGTGCGGACAGTGACAGGATTTGCGACGGATCCAGAAAGGAAACGGCCAGGAACAACTTCGGCCGACTGCAGAATGGCAGGGAAGCCAGGTTTGGGTGTGTAACCTCCAGTGCAAGAAACAACACCAGCATAGTAATTACCTTGCTGGTTTATTCCGGCAGTAGTGTTCACCACAGACATGGAAGCATTGACAAATCGGAGTCCTTGCCATGATGATATGGATCCGTAAAAGGGCAAATTGGTCACAGACACTGAATTGCTGTTGGTGTAGACCGGCACGAGAAAACTTTGAGTATCTACAACATCATAACCGTACCAGGGAGCATTTGTAGTATATGAACAAGGGGTGTAACTGAAGAAGAAATCTGCTGTGGAAGGGGAACTCAAGGTTACAAACGTAACCATTTTGAAGACAGCAGTGGGTATTTCAGTCGAACGAAGTGATCTTCTAGGTGAAAAGGGTGAGAAATGCCAGTTGATGTATTCCTCAAGAATCTTCTCTTCTGAAATCAAACCTTTGAGAGCACGATTTTCTAAAGGGTTG